TTGCTTCCTTACCGGTTCGATTTCCTACATCAAATTCAACCATAACAGAATCAGTGTCACCATATCTTACCTTTGAGCCCGGAAAATTCTTTTCCACGTACTCCTTTGTTTCGTCAATCATACTCCGACCTTTCATGGTTACGGTAGATGCAATTTGGACACACGGCAACATACCCTTCGACGCACCCGTAAAACCGTATACCGAGTTCATCGATACTTTATAGGCCAATTGTTTACCATTATACATTTCTTTCAAGGCACCGGTCGACTTTGCCATATCCTTTTTTGCCTGTTTACGAAACTGTTTCAATTCCAAAAGAATACTGGGTAAAAGACTCGGGACATCTTGTGCAAATTTATAGTCGCCGAACGTTTCGTACGTTATACCAGGTATATTTCCGTATCTTCTATCGTCCATAACCAGTGTTGAATAACACAAATTGTGCGCCATCATGATAGATGGATAGAGACCCTCAAAATCAAGTGCCGTAATCGGTGTATAATACGCACCCTTTTGCGCTTCGAGAACGGTCGCACCTTCGTATCCAACGTCCGACGAATACCCCCACGGGAGTGACGGGACCATATACCCAGTTTCACGCGCCTTTTTCGTTAATAAACTAAACACTTTGATTTGTTGTCCCCTTTCTACCAAGTAACATAACGGAACCCACGTTGCTTTAGCCATCTCCAGTAAATTGATAAGAATACACAATTTTGAGAGTAGGCGGTGTGGTAAAAGTGTATCTTTGATACAGTATTCGGCGACTTCACGTAATTTTACGGGGTCCCCTTCGTTATAACGCGCAAACATTTCTTTCGGGGGCATATCAATTTTATTATCACCGAGGTACAGTTTAGAAACGTTATCGAGTTTATACGAATCAAGTTTATATCCCTTTTTTACTTCGTGAAATAAATCAAAAATAAACCTACCGGGCATAGGCACGATTTTAAGATCGTTATCACCGAGCGCACTCGATGACAATTTTTTATATTTAAGTTCGCAAATATGGTTCTTAAGCTTACTCAATTCATAGAATGATGAATCGCACCCAGTCATTCTCGCACGTTTCATAATATATTCCATATCAAATCCAAATATGTTCCAGCCGGTAATGATATCAACATCGTGACGCATTATATATTCACGGAACGCCATAAGCATTTCCCTCTCTGTCGCAAAACTCGTAATCGTACACCCCTCGAGGTTCGGATCGGTTTTCTTATAACAGAGGCACGTCTTATCATACGGTATTTCGGAACCAAAGTGTGTCAGAGAGATCGCGATTTGAAAACACGCGTCGTTACGAACATCCGCATCGGGAAACTTTCCAGTCGAACTATTACACTCGATATCTACGGATGCAACAACAAAAGGTGCTGTTTCGGGTGTATCGACCGGTGTAAGTGTTTTCCAATTATTACAGAATAAGTCTATGTTTACGTGTGCGAGATTCGTACGAACACAATCCTCACCGGAATCCATCCAACCCGTAGATTGAATTCCGGTTCTATGCATCAATCTCAGGACAGGGTCGAGGTTATATTCGTATGTATACAGAGACGATTTATTAATTTCATCCAGATCCATATATTTCAGAGACCCGTTAACCTTCCGTCTCGCCTCCAAATTCTTGAAATTTAATTGCATGAACGCAAATTGTTCGTTATTCTGAAACCCCCAAACATCTTTTGCTTGAACTATGTCGTACCCGACTAAACATTCAGGACGCGCTTTACTAATTTTTGTATATAAATTACGAACGTCCAATTGTGATGTTTTCTTAGGGAGTTTCAGGAAAAAGTAAGGCGTGAAACTTGTCGTCACACATACAGATTTACCTTCCCGTGTTTTACCAAAAATACTAATCAGGTGTTCGTCTTCAGTGTCTTGTGTTTCCCAGGTGAGTACTTGGAAAACGACCATTTTATCTTACTTCGTTATCGCCGGATTTTTTTAATATCGTATAGTAGTAAATATGTCAGCTGCCTTGATTGACCTTGTCTCCATCGGTGCCCAGGATGTCTATATCACGGGAAACCCAGAAGTCTCTTTTTTTAGACAAAACTATAAACGTCACACGAACTTCGCCATTAAACCTGAAAGATTGGATTATATTGGTACATTCGCCGCGAACAACGAAGTTATTATCCCGATCCGCTCGAAGGGCGACCTTTTGAGTTATATTTGGATCGAAGCGGCGGGAATAAACGCATCAGGTAATACAAATGGGTCTTTATATAACTCTGCGTACACACCTACCGAGTTTACTCTCTATATCGGAGGTCAGGAAGTGACTAAATTAGATTCTCTTTTTATTGCCGGTGTTCATAACGTTCTCTATAATGAATCTCAAGCGAAGGCGACGAGTGTCGTGACGACCCAAGACATTGGTGAGAATTCAAGTTCGGGGAGTTACATCATTCCATTCTTTTTCAGTGAAGATTGGACAAAATCACTCCCACTTGTCGGTCTTCAATACCACGAAGTTGAAATTAGAATTAAAATAAGACCAGGTTTTATTGCTGGTAGTACTACCCCAAAGGTATATGGGTCATACGTGTACCTCGACACAGAAGAACGCGAATTTTTTGCGACTGGTGAACACGAACTTCTCATTACCCAAACACAATACCAACCAATGTCCCTAAATGATACGACGGTCGATCTTACATACTTTAACCACCCAGTTAAAGCCGTACACATTGCGTGCGCGGTTGAACTTGTAGGTGCTCAAACAAATGAGTATTCATTTACTGATGCTTCGATGTACATTAATGGTACAGCACTCTTTGAAAATATGACGTATGAATATCATAACAAAGTCGTTCCATCGAGACACTGTTCGATTCTTTCACCAACACTTGATTCTGAACCAGTTGCAACATGGCCATTCTGTCTTACCATGAACAAGTCACAACCATCGGGAACATTGAACTTTTCAAGAATCGATAACGCAAAGATTACTATTAATGTTCCGAAACCGACCAGTACACCAACTACTTTACGCGCCTACGCGGTCAACTATAACATTCTCAGGATTAAGAATGGTATGGGGGGTA